GGTGATTGCCATCGATGTCCCACTCATCTTTTTTCGGTGGAGCTGCAGTGCTACGAAGATGTTCCGGAACATCCTCATCATCAACAGAAGGCGATCCATGCTTCTTTGATTTTAGTTTTAAAAGAATAGGATGAACGACCAGGGCAATGGTATGATCCGCACCCCAAACATCGTAGTCATCGATATGGATCTTAATCTTGCGTTCATTCTTGTCAAGATACTTGTTAATAGTCTTGTTGAGAACATCCATCATAGCATCAGTGACTTTTGCGACTACACGATCATACCACGTGTAGTCTTTCTCGCTGTAGTCATAGTTAAACTTACCAAAGCGCTTTGCAAAATACCAATCCTGGAGTTTCAAAGGTCCAGAGATTCGATCGCGGTAAGGTCCGATAAATGCTTTCATTCGCTTTCTCCAATTAGATTTTTTAGACTCCACATAATAAAGTCGTAGTCACCATCTTCGTTAGAATACATTATATCATATGCTGCTTGAAGGCCAGCAATATATGCTTGTTTCATTAGGTCAATAGTATCGTCTCCGAAGTCGATATCATACTGATTCTGCTCAAGCCATTCATTCCAATTCTTCATTTGGAAACTCTTCGGTAGGTACGAAAACATACTCGCTCTGATCTGGTTGTGTCCAAGGAAATGTAATGTTCACTCTGCTACCACGACCCGTATAGTAGCTCTTAAAAGGTTTGCCTTCATCAATCTCAGGATGAGTAGCCCACTCCCAGAACACTCGGCCCTCGATCCAGTACGCTTGCCCGTCTTCTCCTTTGAACACAACGCTGTTACGACGGTTCTGCCAAGTGCTTTCACCCACATCGTTCCACTCGTCGTCTTCACCAGTCAACGGTGCGATAGGTTTCCATAATGCAAGTTTTTCAAAGAGAGCTACTGCATACGGTGCAGACATACCGCTGTGCCCTTGTTCTGAGAACACTTTGAGAAGCTCGAGCGTTCCTTCTGCGAGCCAACGGTTCGGTCCATCTTCTGGATCGTTAATATCATATCCAGCCAGTTTAAGTTCGGCTTCCGCCCATTTCAACATATTGCTCATTTGCTTTCCTCTATTAGATTTTTCAATTGCCACATAATGAAGTCATAGTCACCGTCTTCGTTCGAATACATCAGATCATATGCTGCTTGAAGACCAGCAATATATGCTTGCTTTGCGGTATCGAATGAATCACCCCAGTCATAATCATACTGAGCTTTTTCGATGTATTCGTTCCAGTTCATTCTTTAGGTTTCCATAGTTTAGCAAACTTCAACACATTTGGGATTTCGTCGTTCGGTCTAGGACATACTACAATACAACTGTCTCTACCGTCAAGGGTATTCTTTTCATGAGCCACATAAACATCGGGTAACGAGAAAATTTTATTAAACTCTTTTTCGTTTACACGAACAACACATTTTTTGAAAGAGTTTTCGAGCCAATTTCGATAATGCGGATACAATACCCAATCACTGCCTTGTTCGTGTGCGACAATGCCAAACTTTAAATGAGCACCGAGAACAGCATGTGCCACAAGAGTCGGAGTCATATAGTCTGGAAATTCCTCCAACACTGCAATATACATTTTCATTCTTTAGGCTCCTCATTATAGCTTTGCCAGGGAGTGTACCCTGTGGTGACAATTTTCGTGACGCCTCTACCACTATATGTTTTCATAAACGTGGGGCAGTTGTTGTCAGGACAGACATATCCCACAGGACCTCTAAACTCCATTCCACACTTTGAACATTTCATTACACCAATGTATGGATCAATGTCCTTGGGAGTATATGGAACATAAGGAGGAATTGGATTAGGTTCATCTTTCTTAAGGAGATACTGAATGATCCAAGCAATATCACGCTTGACGTCTTCTACATCAGACTGAATCTTCTCGATTGCCTTATTGCGGTCTTCTTTATTCATTGTATAATCCAATCCATATTCATCCAGTCAGTATCTTCCGGCATCATTTCAACTTTGTCACCATGCAGCTCCTGCAGTTGTGACCAGACATAAACGTTGTTCTTACGCAGACAGTATCCAGTCTTTCGGCATTCATAGCAAGATCCACTCGAACCATAAAACATAAACGCATGTTCAGTCTCTTCGACACGAGTAATACCGCTGTTCATTCGCCATGAGTCACCAGTAGTGTAGCCACCAGACCAGCCAGCAAGAATACGATAATGGGGATCGTCACCTTTCAATTTAATGACAACCCAGTTATCAGGAGTGTATGTCATTTATTATAAAACCTTTCATATAGTTGGATGATCTTATGGAGTTCGGGATGTCTGTATATCCACTGACCAGTTGATGGATCAAAATCTGTCTTAAAGAAATTATCCATTACCTTATTACCAGTGTTTACACTTGCATCGACTTCCAAACACATCTTATCAAATTCAGCATCCGAGATAATTGCTTCATCCCGGAATTCATACGCGTAGGCGGCGACAGATAGTTTAATCCGCCGCTGCACTTCTTTCTCTACTTTCGATCCCCAACCAATGGGAGCATCATCAGCGAAGAATTCTTCAAGGTTCATTCTTTCACACCGAATCCAAGTCGCTCTTTTTCACGTTTGCGCCAAGAGCGTTTAATAGCACGAGCATCTTCCAAAGCATTGTGTAGGATAGCACTCGACTCAGTTGACAACTCGCGGTCGATCTGCATAGTCAGTTTCAAAGGCGTATTGATTGCCACCCCTGGACCAGTGATAAGTGACATACAGAAGTATTTAATATCATCAGGCCAATCTGCAATGATATGAACATCATCCCACTGATTGATGAATGCCCAGAGTTTCGTGTGAAACCAAGTCTTTGCAATCGGATCTTTATTCAGCCAAGGCACGACATTAGCGAACACCCATGAGCCATACTTTTCATCATTCTCTAGTTCTAGAACCTCATAGAACTCTTGACCATCGTCAGCAACGAGAGCCATCGAGATAAGATCACCGCCAAACTCGTTGAATTCGCAATCAATAAAAATATTCATTCTCGATCACTCCCTGAACGAACTTTCCGTCTTTTACCTTGAGACTGTTTCTCTTTGGCCGTTCACCGTTGAACAGGATGCGATCGTATGCTCGGCCTCCGTCGATCGAGATATCACCGATAGTGCGGAAGTCATGACGGTGTTGACTATAGTGTAGTTCCCCGTCTACCTCTACCATCGTGAATTCTAGATCCTCAATACAATCTGCATTAGTGATCATAACTTGGTTTTCGCCGTTCATGTATAGAGCAAAGTAACGATTGCCAAACTCAGGGTGAGGAGTCTCACGATAGAAGACGTCAGTAGCAAGTGTACCATGATTTAGTGCACTAGTACACACATATGTAATAGGAACACCATCTTTTTTCTCGTAAGAAGCAATCACAGCATTGGTGTCGAAAATCGGGTTATGTTTAATACCCATTGCAATTGCCTCATATGCCAGGACAGTCATAATTTATTCCTTCGATTTTCCAAACAAGGTTCGGAATTCTTTAGCCATTTCCAAGCCTTGTTTACTACAAGCAAACCACACACCCATGAACATACCAACTGCTAATGACAGTCTAAGGGTAAAAAAGAATGGCGGCCAAACAACGGGATGCCAGATAGCAAACGCAGCTGCTAGAAAAGCAAAGTGAACCGCCGCAAAAATCATAACAAGAGCAATTCCAGTCATAATAGCGAATGGAACCAAATGCGATGTAATTTTAAGAATCATCTTTTCCTCAGTTTCTCATAAATGTTATATTCAATAGTACCTACCTTGCCGATGCCCATCAGATTGACAATAACATCTTTTTCTTCCGAAGTCAACGGTTCACCAGGTTCTTCTTCACTGACATACCAACCACGACCCTCAAGCTCATCGATCAGCTCTTGATCGTCAAACTCATCAAGTTCTACATCTACTTCTACACTAATATAAGCCATTTGTAAACCCCCTATTTCACTTATGACCTACAGTTTCACGTTTAATATCATTATGATTAAACTCTGCCCAATAGAGTTCATAAGCTACCCCATCGACCAAACATTCAAACTGATGATATAGACCTGGCTTAACCTTAGTATAATCCCCAGCATTTAGGATAGTAGTATCAACTAGATCATAGTCTTTCTGCCAGACACGAATAAGCATTGAACCAGATTCTACGTAGAATCCGTTCCATTTGAATTCATGTAGATGCTTCGAACACGTACCATCTTTATTCATTTCAATACGATGAAACTCTAAAGCACCGTTTGCTTCAATGAGTTCGGTCGTTCCCCATACTTTACCAGCTTTCATGTATCACCTTATCAATAGATCTTTTTAATGTAATAGTCAAATGGTTCGTCTGTGCAATAGACAATCTCATGGCCGTCGAGTAGTTTACCTCGAAGGGTGTTGTTATCTATTCTTTTGATGTATCTCATATGGAAAGTCTTGGGTGTTTTTGACCCTTTGATATAAATCTCGACTACATAGTAATCTTCGAAGATTCTTTGGAATAGATTCGGACTTTTACTCATTGATATCCCCCATAGTTCTAAGTCTTTCCCACGAAAAGTATGCAGCGACCCCGACCACAAAGGTAACGGGGTTGAGATTAACCAACCCCGAACTAATTAAATCAGCTGCAATGAAGCATAAACAGTAATCGGAGAGCCGCATTATACGCCTCTCCCATGTGCTACACCATCTGCACCATAGCTAGCTGCGAAGCCGTGTGGCTTAAGCTTTGGTTCGATACCAGTAGAGCCAAGAACGTAACCAGCAGCTTCGGTAGCTGCACAGTTTGAACCATGCTTCGGGTCAGTGTTTACGTCCAGGTGGATTTCCACTTCGAACTCGTCAACAAATGGTGCAATTTGATTATAGAGTTCGCAAACTTTGCGGGCTTCGTTAATCATACGCATCTTCGGACGGTTCTTCTTTAAATCGAAGTCACGCTCGTGTGATACATTTGAGAAGATACGGCAACCTGAGTTACCATTCTTGTGAATGATAAGCACTGTTGCAAAGCGCGCATAAGGCGCTTGTTCCGACTCTTTAAAGTATCGAACAGAGTCACAGCCAAGATAGATCTTGGTGTTGCTGTTCAGAGTAACCAGTAAGTCTACAATTTCTTCGATTTGCTTCTGGGTAAACATGATTTATTCCTTTCCTTACCCCTACATATTACCATAAAAAAAGGCGGTTGTAAACCGCCTAAATCAGAGTGATGAACCTTTTCTTTTCGTCCAGTCATAACACTCATAGGCTCGTATCTCCCATCCCTTTTCCTTCACGAATCCATAACCTAAGCTTAGGTCTTCTGCACACTCTTCTATGGAATATGATACATACCCCGATGAGAAGACGATGCACATCTCCTCCCCATTCATATCTAAGGCACAAGCCAGGATCATTGCAGTAAACATTAATTACCCTCGTATATCTTACGGAGATGGGATTCGAATTCTTCGACCTTCTTTAATCGATCAGGCCATAATATATAGTCTTTATCCGGATTCTTTTTTAGATTATTGAGTAGAGGAATCATAGCTTTATATAACTTATCAAGTCTAGATTGAAGCTCTTCGACTGTTACTGCAGATAGTTCATCTTCGTTTACAGCAGTAAATCCGAAGTCAAAAAGATCACTCATTTTGCATATCCTATTACACAATATCTTTCGTAGTTAGGCAGTTTCAGGGTGCCTTGGTATAGTACATTCTTTATACCATTCTTAACAGCCAGATCCTCGTGGTGACCGATTGTATTAATATGATCTTTTACAGTCACATAATTGTTTGATGTTAAGGCGTACATAGGCCCTTCAATAGCAGTAAGATCGGTCATGTGTTCACATGAAGGGTTAATAATCAAATCATAAGATTGTGCTATCTCTGGTTTATCGAACAGCTGCGTTACATCAAGGGTAAAACTGTTATAGTTCATTTTCATTTGATTATGAATAAAATACTGATCACGACTATCATGAGCAGTTTGATCTAGATCAAAGAAGTCCCAGGAATCTACTTTTGCTTTATCACTCATGAGTTCGTATAATAGAACCGAATTCCAACTACCAAGAACAGCAACCTTTTTAAACTTGGTCTTAAACTTAGTAATCTCGTATACTAACCACTTCTTACTTTTCAGTTGATTTGATCTTAGACTTTCAGATAAGGAGGTTTTTCCAGAGACGTAAGAATAATGGGCGAATCTTCCGAGAACTCTTTCTAAATCAAAATTAGCCATAAACTATTCCTTAATAATGGTGCCGGCACGAGGGTTCGAACCCCGGACCTGATGCTTACAAGGCAACTGCTCTACCAACTGAGCTATACCGGCATTGGTGATACACTAGTATGTATCACCTTTTATTTACTTAATACCTAGGCGCGCCAAAGTTTTTGGTCCAGCAATACCATCGGCGGTAAGACCATTGCGGGTCTGCCATTCCTTTAGTTTTGCTTCAGTAGCAGGACCAAAATCCCCATCAGCTTTCAGATTCAAAGCTGCCTGGAGTTTCTCAACGATTTTACCTTTTGAACCGACCTTAACGGTAGTTGGCTCAGCAACTTTTGCAACAGGAGCAGCAGGAGCAGCAGCTTTTGCAGCGGGTGCAGCAGCGCTTAAGCTTACCTTACCACCGAGAATTGCAAGTGCACCTTCCCAGCGCTTTTGGCGATCAGCAAGACCGATATCACCACCATTAATAATCTTAGTCATCTTGACGATATCACCAGTGTCTGCGATTGCATTGAGCTTCTTATTACCCCAGAACCAGCAAGCACTTTCGATAGCACCCTTTTCGGTTGCAACATATTCAGCTGCTTCTTCTGCAGTCATACCAACAGACTTACCAAAGGCGGTATAGTTATCACGACCGGTAAGTTGCTTCAGACCACGGCCACGGAATCTCCAGCCGTCACCTTCTTTTACGTTACCCATCTTTGACTTACGGAATTCATCCATATAGACATAGTTAGCGATCTTCTCTGGGTTGCGAGCATACTCTTTTGCATCACGCTTACCAGCACCAGTACCAAAGTAACGACCAAACACTTTTAGAAGTGTTTCTTCTTTATAATTTAAATTTTCTTCAAGTGCAGTAAAGTTCGCGCTTTCGTGCGCGCACTGTGCGATGAAACCAGCAATACGGTTTGGAGTATTAATCTCGTACTTAGGAAAAAGTTCCGTCATGGCTTTATACCATGCGGAAGCATTTTTATTGCCAGGAATCATAGCTGCAAGATGTTCTTCTTTGAAAAAATCCATATGAGCCCCTATGAAATATGATTGGAGCGGGTGGCCAGAATCGAACTGGTCTCCTACAGCTTGGAAGGCTGGTTGGCTACCATAGCCTCACCCGCATAAGTGCTCGTCTCTCCGAGCTGTCACACTGATCCATAAAGCCGGAGCCAAGGAACGCTTCGCCATAGTGTAAGGCGGGTTAGCTTCGTTATCGCTTACTATCCACAAATTAAAGACTGGATGGTCTGTGGACCTCGTCGACACTATCTAACCTTTTGCCAATGTGTAATTACTTACACTGTGCTTGGTTGCAGTATCCATCCAAATAGTATATATCAAAGTCCTAGCCAGGACAATACTTTCTTTTCATGTTCTTTCCAGAGCTCTGGATCATACTCATAACGATTACGTTCTCTATTAAACTTCTTGCTTAGCTTCTGAGCTGGTGGTCCATATTTGTTAACCATTTCACACAGACGTGGAAAGATGTAGCAACGCAACACAACAAGATCGTTACACTTATGTTCAACAGTCTTGTAATCTTTACCAGCAAGATACGTACGAGCAAGGAAGGTAGCTCGATTCTCGTTACGAACGTCCCAGCGGCGATGCTGTTTTAACGACATCATAGTGGCATGTTCTTTATCGTAAGTTTGCTGATGGGTCTTCAACCAATCAACTTGTTTACGAAATTTGCGCTCTTCAAAACGGATAATGCGAGCTTCTTCGGAAAGGTGTTTGGATTTAATTTTAAGTTCTACAGACATTTTATTCTCCTAATTGGGTTATTCAGTTTAGCTTCATAATGTTAGACCCAATTAGGGTGGTTTAGTAATCTACGAATGGAATTCTTTCATAGCGTTCTCCTTTGTTAAATGTGAGTGACCTAACAGACGATCTGAATGGGTATTGGCATCAGCCGCAGGGTTTCTGGTTTGTCACTCTCTACTACAAACCCTTTTTCGATAGGTATTCGACTCCAAACATGCACAACCTGAGAAGGTTTTTTATCGGTTTTACCAGCATGTTCCGTGGCTAATATAAGAATTCATGAGTTGTCTCGGTTACTCTCATAGGTTACTTATAACGTCGAATTAGTGGTGGCCCAAGCGGGATTCGAACCCGCGACCGTGAGTTTTAGAGACTCGCGCTCTTACCAAGCTGAGCTATCGGGCCTTATTTCTCGCTACTACCAAAGAAGAAGTTAATGATAGTAGAAACAGCGGTACCAAGCAAGAAGCCTAGGATGATATTAGCAAAGTTTTCTCCAGCTGGTGGCACTGAGATAAATGTCACTGCGAAGAAATAGATTGCGCTAATTACGCCCCAGAACCATGCAAACCAATAGGTGAAGTGCACTGCTACTTTATCACCTTTTTTAACTAGATCCGCATGTAAGTTCTTTAAGGTATCGTCTGCAATAATTTCTTTATTTTCGTCCATTCTAGAACCTTTTTGTTAATTACAATATTCATACAGACTTTATTTATACAGGATCGTTTTGTCCGCTAAGACATCCAATACGATTTAGCGTTTTTGTTTGCTGAACCGATCCTAAATCTTGGTCCGGGTGGCAGGATTTGAACCCACGGCATCTTGGTCCCAAACCAAGCGCTCTACCAAACTGAGCTACACCCGGAAAATCTTAAGCGTAATCTGCTTTCAGATCTTTAATAATTTTAAATGCAAGATCTACTTCTTCTTGCGTCAACGGAGGAAGGAAACCTGCAAGGATATCGCAAGCGATCTTGTCCTCTGCTTCATTCATGCTAAGCTTATCTATGTCAGTAAAAAGAATGTGGAAAGCAAGGTCACCAGCAATACGTGCAGATTCGACGCAGTTGTACATTCTATAGTCTCCGTTGTTGATAGTAGTAATATAAGCTATCAGACAGGGAATGTAAACCCCCTAATGAAAAAATATTTTGGCGGTGCGCCTGAGAGTCGAACTCAGTACACCTTCACAGGTGTTACAGATTAGCAATCTGCTGCATTACCGTCCTGCCCGCGCACCATTATTCTTCATCAGTAGCTTTGTAGAAGTCATCCATCTTCTTCTCTTGGATGGTCTTTTGATCCCACCACTTGCGTGGATTGCCACACATATAGCAAGAACAAAGATGAGGGGTATGTGCGTGGATGCCAATAGATGTTTCGTCAAGTGGTCGCCATTTAGCAAATACCTTCTGAACCCATTTCTTCTTCTTGAATTCTTGAAACCGTCGAAAAGCTCTATCGCGCATTTTGCTCTCCTATATTATTTAACAGAATGTTTGGGGAAAGCTAAGATTGCTCTTAGCGGCACCTTGCCATACTCCCCATCAAAGACATACTGAGTTCATCCATTAACGTCGTTAAGCGCTTAACGTGGATACAACGAGTGGTCACAGTATGTCCATGGAGGGGAGTATCGGAATCGAACCGATAGTTGTTGTTTAGTTGCTGTAAACATTCTAAATTGTTTAACGTGATACCACTGCAATACATGGGTTATGCAGTACCCTTTGCCGTATATCCTAATCGAAGTGCACTTCTAAAAGAATATCTATAAGCATCTGAATCCTTCACATCACGTTAACTTGGTGCGGATGGAGAGACTCGAACTCTCACGCTTACGCACTGGCTTCTAAGACCAGCGTGGCTACCATTACACCACATCCGCGATATTTGGTGCGGGGTAAGAGGATCGAACTCCTGACCTTCTCGGTGTAAACGAGCGGCTCTACCGCTGAGCTAACCCCGCAATGTATGGCGACCTGTACCGGGATCGAACCGGTGTTCTTCTGCGTGACAGGCAGACGTATTAACCACTTTACCAACAGGCCAATATGAATACAATGGATTAGTGAGCGGAGGGTGCTACCCAAGCATTTTGCTAATTTACGTGTCAAAATTGTCCCTACTCTGACACAACCATCGTAACTTGGTGGACCCTAGGAGGATCGAACTCCTGACCTCCTGCTTGCAAGGCAGGCGCTCTCCCAGCTGAGCTAAGAGCCCAAATAATAACAGGATCGTTTTGTCCGCTAAGACTTCATGCATTTTTAGCGTTTTGGTTTGCTGAACCGATCCTTAAACATGGCGGAGAGCGGGTGCACTCGAAGCCCATACGTTTCACCGTACCAACCGTTTTCAAGACGGTGCTGACGCCCTGGTCAGTTCACTCTCCGTATTCTATTTCTAGATTTATAAGTATCTAATTGACTATCACAATTACTACATACAAATCTTAAATTTTCTAATCGATTATCATTATTTATTCCGTTAATATGATCTAAGATTAGTGGCATAGGTTTACCCATCCATTCAGGACCTATTCCACAACAATCACATTTGTAATCGATTAGTTTGTCTTCTATAACTCTACGCTTTACATGGTGTCTAGCATAGGTACAATTTTCTATAAAGATTTCAGAGTTTTCTTTTCTATTAGAAACTTGAAATCTATTTGGTCCTACCTTTTTACCTTTATTCCAAGGTGTTGATCCTGTTAATGCTGGCATTATCATACTCCTTTTACTTATAAGAGTATTTATACGCGGTAGTACGTAGAACTGCAGCATTAATTAAAATAATGTGGAAGGCGACTATATCTTCCACTATTTTACCCCGACTAGCGAGTCTGCGCTTATTGGTTGCGGTGGGAAGGACTCGAACCTTCGATTTACTGGTTATGAGCCAGTCGAGATGCCTCTTCTCTACCCCGCAATAATATTTGGCTCCCTGACGTGGGCTCGAACCACGGACCCGATGATTAACAGTCATCTGCTCTACCAACTGAGCTATCAGGAATAAACTCTTTGTCCATTGTACACCCGCAACGGACTAACGACTTGATAGGGTGACCCTCAGACTGAGTAGTTGAACTTCTGACATCTTTTAATGTTCAACTTCTACGTGCCAACTCGTCTTCTCATGGTGTCGTCTTAACTTCAATTTCTGTTTTCAGCTGAAACCATTTACGCACAGTCCGAAGACCTTCTACAGCTGCATGTGAAAACAGAAATTATTTCATTCTGTTTTGTTTTAATTTTCAAAGAGCAGAGGTCAATGCCAGAGCTTGAACCTCTCTTAGAACTCAGAGCAATGCTTGCGCTTGACTTCCTTGTTCCGTATGATTAATATATAGTCTCTTGAATCGGAAGTCAACAGATATTTTTATAAATTTCACTAATAAGCTCGCCACGTTTTGTCCAATTTGCTGGATCACGAACAACAGATTCGTATTCAGCTCGAATAAAACGCTCTCCATCAAGAAGCGGTTCACCTTTTAACTCTGCGATGGCTGCCGAACGACCCGCATTAGGATTACGCACTTTTGCAAGTCGTATACCATCGCCGTAAGGATCATCTAGAAACAAACCAAGTTTAGCAATGTCCGTCAGAGTCAGAGTGTTCAGTTTCACAATCGTTTCCTTCGTTGATAGGAGTAATATAAGCTATGTATGTATGCTTGTAAACCCCCTATTTTCACTTTTTTCATTCACACCATGACTTTTTTGCATCGCCATAGTATTCACGAGCGTAACCTTTTTCGATTAGCATAGCGGTTAGGCTATTGCCATCAATGATTACGTCTCCAAGTACTCTACCACCAAACTTATCCCATTCATAGAGATTAATCTGGGTAGTCTTGGCGTTAGCAACAAGTTCTTTTGTGAACTTACTTGCAGCTGCACCCATTTCAGCTTCTTTCTCGCACGAAGCACGTCCACCTTTTTCAGGTGTATCTACACCCCATACACGAACAGATAGCTTCTTAGGCAGTGGTTCAATCAAGAATGGTGCTTCAATCTCAACAGTGTCACCGTCTATGACACGAAGAATCTTTAACTCATGTAGTACACCATTTGGCTTCTTTACTTCTGCATATACGCTTGTAGCAGTAGCAAGAACAAGTGTTAGTGTTAGTAATAGTTTATTCATAGTAATCTCCTAACTAATGTTAGGGTATTTATACGCAGGATCGCTTGTTTGCTACGGAATCGAACCGCACAGTTTGATTAAGAATCAAATGCTCTACCATTGAGCTAAGCTATTGTTTGCTGCAACGATCCAAAGGTAGTAGCTACGCCTTAGTAGGCGTAGCGATCGTTCATAAGAGCCTTCACCATAACATTGTATGGGGTAAAGTCTTCAAGGTCGTTCGCAAGAACGCTCTTCATGATCGCAGGCGAGAAGCCAGAGATATGAGCAGTACCACGTTCGTCGAACTTGACTGGAGTGTTACCGTTCTCCTTACCGTGCATAGACAAGTTCCAGAAGACAATCTTCGGTACAGTGTACCCAGCATCCTCATACTTACGCTTGATCATCTGCATAGCAGAGTCGTCGTAGCGAGTGCACTGGTCAAACTGCATGTCCGAAAGAATCAACAGCATCTGAGGCATGTCCTTCTCTGCAACCTTACCATTGACAGCGATCTTGAGAATCTCGTCAAATGCAGCATGCAGATTAGTGTTCATTTCCCAGTGGGCTTTTGCCATCTGCTTCATCTTCTGAGACAGAGTACCTTTGAGGTATTCCATCTTAGGCTTACCAGAGAAGGTCAGGAACAGGTCCTTGAAATCTCCAGTGTTCTTGTCTGCACAGTAAAGACCGAGCGAAACAGCGATGTCAATAGGAGACAGTTGCGAACCATAAGAGTAACCGAGGCTACCCATAGAACCGGAAACGTCGACCATTGGCATGATACGAGCATCACCGATAAAGTTAGGCAGTGCCTTCCACTGTTCATCTGCAACAGCTACATTACCCTTAATGACAGACTTAACTACATCGTAAGGGTAAACTGCTCCCGCGTTGATCTTGACCTTAGGGTCACGCTGTTCAACCGGCTTCTTTAGTTCCGCAATGTAAGCAGAGTATGCTTCCTTTGCGTTACGACCAAAAGCCTTCTGGTAACGAGCAGATGCTAGAGAAGGAACATGCGAGAAGTTGATTGCTTCCCATTCCTTAGCGCACATCTTGCTTTCAACAACGTTGGTCAGACCAACAAGTAGCTTACGATACTGCTTAGGAGTCAGTTCAAGGAACCGAGTCAGTTCAACAGCAACCGGACCTTTACGAGGCATCCACTTTGCAGCAAGACCATCCTTGTTAGCAAGTGCTTCACGAATGAATGCAAATGCCTTCTGACGGTTGATCGGATCCTTGTAGGTGAACAGGTCATCCCAACGTCCCAGTTCAGGAACCTTAGGCATAAGCTTACCCGCAAGAGTTGGGTCGGTAGTCTCTAGCGCGGAGAGCAGATTACGGAAGGTAGCACGTTCACCAGCACCACCACGAATATCGCGTGCCCACAGGAGCATGCGAAGAGTCAGATCCTGGTTTTCAACCAGAGATGAAACGAACTGCTTGGTGATATCAGTACCACGAGCGGAACCAATCAGACCGAACAGATCAAGAACAGGAGACTTAGAAGTAGCACGTGCCTTCATACCGTTTGCAGTACGAGCAGGAGCTTTAGCCTGAGCCTTCTTAACAGCGTTTACAAAAGACATAATATTTCCTTTCAGGTTGGGTTTACGGATTCGAACCGTTAAGTTTGTTTTCAAGACAAATTGGGAACCATTCCCGGTTTTAGTTGCTGAAACCAACCTATGGTTTCAAGTTTTATCTCTAAAGGAGAGATAGTTGTTTAGCAGGCCTTCAATGTTGGCCTTGCCAATAGGGTTTTGAGAGTGAACATAGAACGAAAAGTCATCCGGTAGTGGATTGTAGGGATCGTTCATACTCCAATTAATAATAAATTTAGCAATGTCATAGCCAGTGGTTTTATACTGACCTAGATCGTGGTCAAATGAAATGTATGATGGCATTCCCCGTGCCATAATGACAGAAGAAACATCATCAAGAGTACGACAGATAACCCACTCTTCATTACGATACTTTTCGCGAACCTGCCAAGGCGCCCAAGTGACGTCTTCCAGATTTCTTTCGTCGTCAAGAAACAAATTCCAAGTCATTATGACACCTTTCAGGATCGCGGCTTTCGCCATTCCTTTTGATTACAAGTCAAATGCTCTAACGAGCTCTAAGCTGCTGTAACGATCCTATAATTTATTCACCCATCGGAAGCCGACAGATTGCACATTTGTGATCATGCACGTTAGGCTGCAGACAACCACACCCATCGTGCTTACACGTTTTTACTTTAAAGAGATTCTTAAACCAGTTAATCATCTGTGTGTTCCTCTCTCGTGTGCTCTTAATATAAGGCTTACTGATTAACGCCAGTCTTTAAAGTTTCTGTTAGATTCGTTATCTTCGAATCCAGCCATGTAAGCTTCGATTTCATCTGGAGTCATCTGGCTCTTTGGAACCATTGCACTAGTGAAAGTGTTAGCCTCATAGTAGTGAGGAGCACATGGACGACGATAGTAGCTATCTGCACTACCACGATCATAAGGCCCGCCGTGACGTTTGTCATACTCGGTCATTGACTTATCCTTTCAGATTAGTGGCGAGGTAGATCTACCAGACCAAGTAGCACAGTAAGTGCGTATTCGATTGTTTCCATCGCTTGCGCTTTGGTGATGTTGTTCGCGTCGTACTCCATCTCAGCGAGTTTAATCAGCTGGGTGAGTTCTTCGGTAGTCATACCCTGGATTGCAGTGTGGACTTCGTCCAAGTTATTAAAGGTTGTCATTGTCATGTTCCTTTGTTGATAGTAGTAATATAAGGCTTACTGATTGGTTTGTAAACCCCCTAAATCAACTTTTTTTGGATGCCCGTCGAGGATTCGAACCGCGATTACTAGGGTCAGAGCCTAGCGTCCTACCGTTAGACGAACGGGCAATAAACTTGGTGTCTTTGGCGGGACTCGAACCCGCAACACCTAGCACCTCAAGCTAGTGTGTCTACCAATTGCACCACAAAGACATTATTGGAGCGGAGAATGGGATTCGAACCCACGACCATCTCGTTGGCAACGAGAAGCTCTGCCACTGAGCTACCTCCGCATTATTGGTACTGGATAGTGGAATCGAACCACGTCCGCCTCAGTCACAGTGAGGGATGCAACCATTACACCTTATCCAGCATAGTATTGGTGCTCCCAGAAGGACTCTAACCTTCAACCCTCAGTTTCGAAGACTGGCGCTCTTACGTTGAGCTATGGAAGCAAATTTCTGACAACTAACAAAGTGCAAGTGGACTCGAACCACCGTCTCCGGCTGCACGCCGGCGTCCTATCCTCTAGACGATACACACGATCATTACAGTACTTTTCTACGATCCGGCAAGATCATCGAAGTTACTGCGACAAAAGTTTAGTTGCCACGGTGGTTGCCGCCACCTATTCAAATTCCTGGGCCATCTCACAATTGGGACTCTTACCCCTGCGTCCGAGCTAAGACTCAGACCGTGTTACCCGATACGCCGAGTAGCCCTGTGGCGTATGCAGTGTTCTCATTGTAGCAGATGTCGACCTCTTCTACAACGTTTTATTGGTGCTCCTGGAATGAGTTGAACATTCGTAAGCAGGCTTCGTAGGCCGGCCACCGGATCCGCCGGCAGAAGCATTATGGCATATAAAGACCTTCGATCTGTGGATCGACAATCATTTCCGGCATGTCGTCGATCCAAACATCGATATTGATCTTGTGAACGTGATGCATAAAGTGTCGCTTAGGACGCAGTCCTGTTCCGAAGCAATTCTCAGCACCGATGATACGACCAATAGTATTCTTAGGATCATCCATGTGTTGAGTACCACGAGCAGATACACAGTAAACTTTATGTCCACGGTCAAGAGCTTGTTGTGCGAACCAGTTCCACATGAGTGGATCTTTGGTGTAGGTATCATCATAGTCAATCGAGATGTTCATCTTTGTCTCCTCTACACCATCATAATCTAAACTGTTCCACATGTAAACTACAAAGTTGTCTTTTCTTTGCCAGAATGTGGTGGATTATCTTTCCATCTCAAATCGCCAAAGTTATAAACTTTACCATCACCATTTTTAATAGCTTCATTGATCTTGAGCAAATCATTTACAATATCGATGATTGGTGTATCCATAAATGACTCACCAGGAGTGAACTGAAAGTTAGTTAAACCTGAACCATCATGCTTCATCTTTTCCATGTAAACATAACGAACAAACTCATACTTAGCATTACGTGCGCGCAAGTATTTGCTTTCATCGTCGGTGAGTTGTTCACCGCTAAACATTTTCATGGTCAATTCGTATGCTTTATCTAACATAATCTATCCTTAAAATGGTGCTGCTAGAAAGAATTGAACTTTCTTCTCATCCGTACCAAGGACGTGTAATACCAGTATACTATAGCAGCGTTATTGGTATCCCCAGCGGGTGTCGATCCCGCTTCTTCGCCTTGAAAGGGCGATGATCTAGCCAACGTAATCTATGGGGACGTTGTATATGGTGGGAGTGTGTTGAATCGAACAACTTGCCTCTTCAGGAACGGATTTACAGTCCGCTGCTAGCACCAGCATAGCCTTATTTGACACTCCCAAATTTTGGTTGTCCTAGTGTGGATCGAACACACGACCTAAGAGTTATCAGCTCTTCGCTCTACCACTGAGCTATAGGACAAAATTTTCAGGGGGATGATTGTTTTGAAATGCCCAACCCCAGGGGCATTATTGGTGGAACAGATTGGAATCGAACCAATGACGCGAAGTGTTAGCCAACACTCCCGCTCTACTCAGACCAGCTAATAGACGGCTAATCTACCTGAGCTACTGTTCCATAATTGGTGCACTTGGAGAGAATCGAACTCCCGACACCAGGATCTTCAATCCCGTGCTCTACCAGCTGAGCTACAAGTGCATATTGGTGTACCGGGTGGGGATCGAACCCACGACTTACGGATTAAGAGTCCGCCGTTCTACCGCTGAACTACCGGTGCATTACTTTGAAGATACACTAGGAGGCAATATTTACAACCTTTGCTCTTACTATCGGGACGGTTATACGAGTTCCCAGTGTATCATCAAAGTAATGGTGGATCCGGTCAGACTCGAACTGACGTACTCCGATTAAAAGTCGGGTGCTAAAACCACCTCAGCTACGGATCCATTCTTTGCGAAGCGCCACCTTATCGTCTCGGCGTTCCACCTTTTTAGTCTTTCCATGTGCGCCAGATGGACGTTTGGAAAGATGAAGGACGAAAGGATTTCGTGCCTTCGGGAGTTCCTTATGTTTCATTTTCTTTTTCCTTGAATATGACGGTCATCTTACCGTCAGGCCAACGCTTCACCATGAACATATTATACTTCCAAACACCATACTTACGATGTACTCTGTTTAAGTAGCTTAGTGTTCCACTGTGAATCCTCATATCTTCTCTCCATTGCCTTAGAAACAAAGTTCGGCTGGAGCACCAACCGAAATCGGACGAATCAAAAACTGTTCTGAATGACGAATTTCACGATCACATTCTTCTAGATAAGCTGAGGATGCATCTTCAGCTTGTTCAGCTGATGAATATACACCAAGCAGACATTCACCTTCATAATCGGTGGCAAGAGTCAGAACATATACAGTAGTCATTGTCTTATCCTTTCTTTGATAAGAGTAATATAATGTATGTGTTCTGGTTTGTAAACCCCCTATTTTCATTTTGTTAGAATTATTTTTGGTAGCGCCACTGAGAATCGAACCCAGCCTCGAGGCTTATGAGACCTCTGTGCAGACCACTGCTGTCGCTATGATTGGAGGTGTGTGTCAGAATCGAACTGACTACTTTCGTGCTATGGATTTGCAATCCATCCCCTTACCGGCCGGGCCACACACCGTTATTTGGCACCGGTGGTAGGAATCGAACCCACTACGCGCGGTTTTGGAGACCGCCGCTCTACCATTGAGCTACACCGATATATTTGGTCTGGGTGACTGGATTTGAACCAGCGACTTCTTGCTTCCAAGGCAAGCACTCTACGCAGACTGAGCTACACCCAGATGATAATTGGATGCCCCACGAGGATTCGAACCGCGCTCTTCTGATTCAAAGTCAGATATCCTACCGCTAGACGATGGGGCAGTATCCTGCTAATAGTTAAACTAACTAAAACCTTATACTCATATATAATCTTATGAAAAAGATCATACCTATTCTTTTGTTATGTGGAGGTTGTGCTGGTCAAGATGTTCAAGACTCTTATTCAGTAGGTACTACGTTATCTACTGCCAGTGCAATGGTCGGTCTTCATGAGAGAAAAGACCGAGTTGAACTAACAAGATTGATTGGGGTAGATCCAGTACATACTGAATGGTGCGCAGCCTTTGTGAATTCCATTTTAAATCTAAATAATATACCTGGTTCAGAAGTTGTAAGTAGGCATCCACTTACCGCTAAGAGTTTTATCTATTGGGGTAGCTTTGCTGTAACTCCTGAGTTCGGCGATGTTGTTGTATTTCCAAGAGGTAATCAAGGTTGGCAAGGACATGTGGGATTCTACATCACTACAGTAAAGCAGGATGGAATCGACCATTATGTTATCCTCGGTGGTAACCAAGATAACCGTGTTTCATATGATCTTTATCCAGCGTCCAAAGCGATTGCTATCAGACGCTGGATAATAGATCCATAATGGGATCATCGGTATAAACCTCCCCCATAGGACTAAATTGTCAAAGAGCGTGGGAGATTGATGTAATCGCTTCGTCCCGAAAATAAAAAAACCCTCCAGATCTTTCGATCGGAGGGTCTTGGAATTCGATGTTAACTTGCGTTAACCGTTTCCGTAACCCTCCATGTATCCCATAATCCATTCACCACACACATGGAGTCGATTGCATGGGAATGCATTCGAAATCTGGCGTTGATATGTAAACGGTTTATTCATGGAAGTTCGTTATTCCTAGTTGGTGTTCTATTAGTATATATCATTCTAGGTTGCTTTGTAAACCCCCAAAATGAACTTTTTTCAAAAAAGTTTTGGTGCTCCCGCAGGGATTCGAACCCCGGACCAATCCGTTATGAGCGGACAGCTACTAACCACTGAGCTACAGGAGCAGATTGGTAGAAGTGCTGGGTTACGCTCCCAGTCGAGAACAGTCATCTACTGCTGAAGGGTTTATAAGGCCCTCTTGCGTCTAACGCCCACTTCCGTTATTCTTTTAGTAGTTGAACCTTACCTTGGGCAGATTCAATAGTAAATCTGACAACGGCTTCTTGTCGACCAACAGTTTTGTCAGTTGGTTTGTTTGCAACCGCTTCTTCCAATGTTGCATAAGGACCATGAAGCTTTTCGTAGTAGAAGCCGTGTTCTTTTACATAGTACATTATTTGTTACCTAATGTTTTAAGTCTGTCTTTGATCCAGTTTACAACCGTTAGCCATTCTTCATCTTGATATGTAATATCTACTGTTTCAAGATTACTCAGTGCGATCATAAGACCGTGTTGTTCAGAATAGTCTAGACTGGATTTAGCCATTACAACCTCTAGATTTGGTACGGGCACCCGGACTCGAACCGGGATGCATTAAGCGAGAGATTTTAAGTCTCTTGTGGCTACCGTTTCACCATGCCCGCATAGATTGGCGGTCCCTGAAGGATTCGAACCCTCGACCCACTGCTTAGAAGGCAGTTGCTCTATCCACTGAGCTAAGGAACCATTATCTCTTATTTGACAAAATCTACTTTATACTCTTTTCCATCGATTGTAAACATCAAAGTGGAGTGTGAGTAAATTTTTCTTGGTTCATCTATATATGTGACTTTATCGTAACAGCTTTTTTCTTCACGGTAACCAACGATCACTTGCTCGGTCTTCGGTTTGCTACCTTGATCTGCTCCAATAATACCACCTACAATAGCACCAGCAGCTGCACCATTATCTTTATCAGTAATGGCTTTACCAGCTACACCACCGATGATCATGCCAATAAGTGCACCACCAGCAGCATTTCCCGCGCGAGAGCGCGTCTCGTACACAGGTACTTCGATCACTTCACAGTAAAGATCGACGACTTCCTTTGTTACATACTCAGTAACATAGTTGTCTTTTACCTTTGCGTTTACCTTCTCAGCATTCGCCGGTATGGTAAAGCCGATCAAGATAATTGTCGCTGTAGTAAAAGTCTTCTTCATGGGGCATCTCCAAGCCAGTTTCGGGTGTCTTCATTTCACATGAATTGAAGTACTCTTCCCAGTACGTATTTACCATTTCTTTTGTGGTGATATATTCGATTGAAGTGAATTTGTCTTGCATGACAAAGACAAACCTCATGATTTCACCTGCAACTTCCATCTCGAAGTCAGACATGATAGAGTTGGTCATAGTATTGTATCCCGTCCTTTGAATCACTCTAATATTATACACACGAGGTAGCGGGTTGTAAACCCCCTATTTTGAAAAAATATCAGTAAACTTTGAGGCGATTTCTTCCATATAGGTCTCATCTGCAATAAGAGGAGCACAGAGGTATAGATTTGGCACTGATTGGAGCTTACCACTTAATCCATATTTGTGTTGGGTTCTGGCCTTATAGTTTTCAGTTAAGTCCAAACTCATCATAACTCCAGCAGTTCTATACGATCGGATCAACCCATTTTGTAAAAGATCGTCACCCATCTTATTTAACCACTGATTAATTTTAGGGACTCTCTCTAGAATCTTATCTCTTTCGTAAATTCTTTTTACTGCTCTCATTGCGCCAATTCCGCCCATATAAGGAAGATATGTATGTCCATATCCAAAATCCTTGGCAATCACATTTTTTACTTTTAAATTACAAACTGCAGCTGAAAGAGGCGCATGTCCTGCAGTGATAGCTTTTCCCAAAGCAGAAATATCTGCACGAACACCTGCACCTTTTACAGTATGGGTATGTATAGCACCTAACTTACCAAACCCAGTCGCAACATCATCAGTTACCATTAGCACATCATATTCGTCACAGATTTTTCTAATCTGTCTCCAGAAATTTTCACTAAACTCTGCTGTTAAGAACCAAGGACAAGGATCAAATAAGATACATCCTATGTTATTATTCGGTTGGGAAAGCTTCTCTATTACCTTATTCAATATTCGAGCTTCGTCTTTCTCTCTATCTTGGATAAGTCTCCACGAAGGACCTCCGACGTGTACGCACCTATTTGATAGATAATTCATTTCACTTGGTACAGCCATGCTTTTAGTTAAATACGAGGTGCCGTGCCATCCGTTTGGGAAGGTGATAATTTTAAATTTATCTTTTCTTCTTAGGTTTTTCCAATATGTATCCACCATAGAAATAGCGCACTCTACAGCACCAGTCCCGGTTACAGACCAAGAATATCCAGCCCATTCGCCGGTTTCACACAGCCAATCCGACATTTCTTCAATGCTGTCAGTAGTATAACCTCTACCCACTTGACAGCGTGATACGGTCATTAACTCGTTGTATATTTCATCGATGATTTCTTTATTATTATAGCCCAGTGTGAATGCTATAGAATATGTGTAATCAAGGAGTTTATCTCCGGCAGAGGTATAAAGATGATGTCCCTCTGTTTTTTCGACTTTTATAAAATCGTCGAACGGAGCTCTATTCCAAGGTAAAATCTGATATTTACTCATAATACTACTTCGTAACTATTTCTACATTTTCCGGAACAGCAAACTTAATATTGTGATGGCGGTGGTGTAGGACGAATTGGGTATTCGGAAACTCTTTAAAAAGTTCTTGCCAGACAGGTCTCCAGTTATTTGCGAGTCGAAGGTTGTTCGTATCACCTCTATCTGATACGAGATAAAAGTCTGTACAACTTCTTAAATTAAAATCAAACATAGAGTCGAATCCATACATATGGACTTCAGAACCCTTTAGTTTGTTTGCTGCATAGTGAACAGCCATATGACCACAATTAAAATTTGTATAGTTTTCAGCATAACTCGGTAACGTAAGATATACATCCCTTACATTATGCATCCACTTTATACGAAGATTAGGATTCATCTCTAGATATTTACTTGGCCTAAATCCTAAAATCCAATCACCGGGAACAGTTACGCTTCCCTCGTGCATTGCTCTCATCATCTTAAAATCTACTATACAAGTGCCATATACTCCATCAACGGAGAATGGTGGTAAATTACAAGTTAGTTTCATCCCAGGGGAGCCCTGCTTGTACATATGGGAATTATCACCATTGCCAATTACATGTATAACTTTAGCCATTCATAAGTTTCCTAATATGATCTTTACCTTTCTGTCCAGTCCAATGATATACAAGTGGATCTGGTGGAACTGTTTTATCTATGTGTTGAATACGGAGGACATTATACTTATTGGGCAGATCTTCTATGAAAGTCATTCTCTTCAAAGGATTGTCCATCATCATATGCAGAACCTCTTGGTCACCCTGCACTGGTTGAGTAGCACAAGATAGCTCCCAGTCAGTTAAAACGCTCGGAACACCATGGTAAGCAACTACCCCAGAGTTATGCCATTTCTCTCCGCGTCTCTGTGTCCAAGGCTTATCTACTGCCATGGACAATTTGTTTGGTTGGATACAATCGAATATCTTAGAGATATTACCCATGACCTCGCAATCAGTATCTAGCCAGCACACATTCTCTGCGTATTCTGCAGCGATCCTCATAGCTTTGGGCTTCTTAAACCACCCGTGCTCGTGCCCGCGTACGCTCTTGCGAATGTCGGAGAACTGACTGCTTGTCATACCAAAATCCATAATCATAAGAGGTATGTCATTATGCTTCGTCAGATTATCGACAAACCACGGAAGCATCCATTCACTAGATGCATCACAACCCGTAATAAACAGTTTAGATAATTTTGTATTTGCCATTATAATTATGCTTCGCTAAGCATCCCTCAGTTTTCTGAATAGTAGTAAAAGAATCATGAGCTTCTGCAGGCCATGGATAGTATTCTTCCATCCACGGGAAGTTCTTTAAGTTCATGAACACATCTGTAGGTCCAGCAACGGTCTTAGCTTTTTCCATAAGAGCTTTTGCACCAGACGGTTTAATCATATAGGCGTGTGCACCTGGCATATAAGGCTTAGAGGTTAACGGATTCACACCGAGTAATACAGGTGTGTTAAATCGACCATAGCTTGGTTTACCAATATTCATTACATGAGAAAAGGAACTAAACATCGGTATATTATCTTTCAATATAGCATCATGCTCGAAGATAGTATATGGAACATTGTCGCCATCGCATAATTTCCATAGTGTATAATGGGACAAGAATGCTGCTACACAGTTTTCAAGCCGAGAATATTTCTCTTGAAACCCGTCAACTGGTATACCCCAGTCCTTTGCCATTCTCAGTGGATTATCGACTGGCGTAACAGCAGCAAAAATCTCAACGTCTACGCCAAACCTCTTACCAGATTCGATACATCTGTTTGCAACACGACAAGACTCGTCATTATCCATTATTGTTATCACGTAAGCTTTCATAATCACTCCGATGTAGTAGATTTCATTCCAGTCACTTTAGTATAATAAGGATATGCAACTTGTAATTTTCCGGGCATAAGCTGCTTACACATAATAGCATCATTTGGCCATAAACCATTCTCTGCAGTTAAAGCGATCAGTGCTGCAGCACCTTCTGGTTTTAATATGTATGCTGAATTTCCAGCCAGTCCTTGCGGAACCATTTGGTTGTCGATCCACGGAGTTTCCATAACATCCACACTAGGATATTTCTTTAACTTGTCCCACCGGTCAGAATATTTCTTTCTTATGACCTCATCGAACTTAGACGCTCTTCTAGTCGCCCCCATTGGGTTATTTAATCCAATAATATGTCCAGTAAATTTTCCCTGAAGTTTACTGTAATCGAATTCTTTAACAAAGACTGCATCGTGTTCTAAGATCATAATCGGTTCATCTATCTGATAGCAGTGTAACCAAAGTGAATAGTGACTTAGAGTACAAGCAATTCTTTTTCTTATATCCTTCGTTGGATAGAAAGAAAGTTGTAAACCAGTTCTTAGGTCATAACGATTCTCAGATTCTTTTGTAGGATATGTCCAACTGATATTCGGAACCGCCGATTTACCAAACAGTTGATTATGAGTTTCATCTAGGGTGTCGGGAGTGACAGCTGGGAATATGAATGGCTGTATCTTCGACTTCGTTAAGTTAATCGACTGAATGACTTTTCTCGAAGCAACCGTAGAATCGTGATTGTTTACCATCGATATCACATAGGCTTTCATTCTATATTTCGTCCTTTCAGTCACAGTTTCTAGAGTGGGCGGTTCAGTCTGAAACGGCATCCACTCCTTTATAACTTCTAATTCATTCATTTCTTTATAAGCATAATTGTACTATCGGGGATGTACTCTCTTGAAGTTTTACTAGGGGTCCAATCAGTTTTCATTCTAACATCATAGAGTTGATGTTTGTATGGGGAAATTTCTGCTAAAAATTTATTATAAGCTGTTGGATTTAACTTATCAGGTACACCGAGGACCCACGGGTGATTATAATCGGAGAAGTCCATGATATCAAATGGCCAAACATCTTCTACAAAATACTTGCCCCCATTTTTTAAGAATGGTATTAAGTGCTTAAACGTTAGTCTATTTGCTTCTGGCCAATGTGCACCATCATCAATAATAAGATCAAACTGAACTCCGGGCCAGGTTTCTTCTACTAGTTTTGTAATAGATGGCTCTAGAGAATCACCATTTAACCATTTTACTCTTTCTTCTTTTAGAATCTCAATCTCTTCGGCAGGTACGCGAGTGAAGATATCAATACCATAAATGGTGGCATTCGGAAAGTATTCATGAAATGCTGCAGTACTAGCACCCTTGAAAACACCAACCTCCAAGATATTAATCTTATCATTTCGAATAGGTTCAAAATGTGGTTCATACACATGATGATAAAAATGTTTTTTCGAGCCTTTATCGGTATTATGCTTATCGAAAATCTCAAGAAGCTCACTCATTTTAATAGTCTCCATGTGTTTTTTGTCGGCCCAGTATCAAAGTCATAGCCAAACATATCTATATCAGATTTATACCAGTCGGCTACAATTGAGATTGTGTTATCGTCGTACAGATCTTTGTATGATCCTTCATTCATTCCAGTAACGTTTCTAGCCTGAGGCGGAAATTCTAGATCAAAGTAATCACAGATATCCTGATCGAAGTCTTCGAATGACAGTATATCGCATTTCAGATTACCATCTACATCCGTGACATAATCCACTGCGGGAAACCACCCACGAATAGCTCTATGCCACATATAATTCATGTTACCCCATTTATACCTTTCGTCTAGAAAAGCTTCAAACGAACTAACATCTGCATATGTAGAAGGGGATTTATATTCAACCTCAATAATCTTCTTTGCAAAAAGATATCTTGAAACAACTCTATCCCATGGGTTTCTTACTACTGCAAACGCCTGATATTGACTAGTAATATCTGGATTCAAGTCTCTCCACCTAGCATGTTCAAATCCGTGGTGATCGCCAAGAAATTTCATCTTCTTTCTGACTGCATCAGAGTATTCTTTCGATTTATGTATCTCTGACCCAGCAGCAATGATCCTATCCTGTAAGATAGGATTTAGACGAATAGTTGTTCCAGCATTCTTTGGAATGTGAATGAAGATCTTCTTATCAGACATTCTTGATTAGTTCCTGAATATTCTCCCCACCCATCGGAAGTTTATCTTTTAAGAAGAAATGCACGAAGTGGCATTCTTGAATTCTAGTGTTTGCGGTGTAAAGACCGTTCCACTTCCAATCCATATTCTTTATATTCATCTTCTCTTTCCGAATCCAGTAATTCAATAGTGTCTGGTCTGTAGACCATTTCCATGGACCAATACCATCAATGAAAGCTTTAAACTCCGGTCTTCTTAGGAACTGTAACGGGGTTTCACCTTTTAGATATTTGTACACGGACTTATTCATTACAATAACCCCCATGTTCATAAACTCGCCACCTTTGTCGTTCCATTTCCAGTCGACGTCTCTGATAGAACCGTATTGCATTTTAGAATAGTTAATAATCTTCTGAACATACTGATCCGAGAGTGGCATCTCTCTTTCTACTACAGCACCAAAGTCGTATTCGGAAGATAGATCGTCAAATATATTCGAAGCATTATCACGAATATAAACATCAGCATCAATTATAGCAACCTGATCATATTCCCTTAAATATGCAAAGGCATTCTCTTTCTCATAGATTGGTAGAAACCCACCATACTTTTCATAACTTTCCTTACTTCTATTCGTTAGAAAAATGTCTGGTTTTATCATAAGAATAGGCGTATCTTGGCGAATATAATCAGCACCAATAGTTTTCGCATACTGTTTAACACTAGCAGTACAAAGATCGTATAACTTAGATCTTTTACCGGTATAAACTTGATATATTAATTTTTTCAATTTCTTTCACCAATTCTTTCTTTATTGGTACCCACTTGGCTATGAATAAAATGTCTTGCAAAGATATTATTCTTAATCCAGTCTTTTTCCAATACACCGTAAGGATACCAGGGTTCTTTTGAATGAATAAAACCATCTACCGGGATGATTATCTCTTGCGTTAGAATATCATTTAACATACTATTTGCGCGGTCAGGCTTTATATAATATCCGACGGCGGCTAAAGAATGATTTCTTGTGGAACATGCAAAACTAAAAAGAGGAAATTTAGTTATAGATTTAGATATCTTTTTAGTTAATATACAATCATGCTCTATGATAATACTTGGTTGACCACTTTCGATAATTCTCTTCCACGCCTCAGTATGGGAATACCAAATAGCCTTTTCAGTATCATTCCAGCTGCGTTTTCTTTTACTAGTATAGATTCTATTCTCAGCAAAATTTAAATAATTAGATTCTGGTATGGTATCTGGTAATGTTGCTTCGTGGTGGATAAGATTACTATAACCTCTTTTTAAAAAAGACTCATCAGCAATTTTTCTATAGTATTGCGAAATTTCGTTATTTGATATAGAAATAACATAGATGGGTATATTCTTATCGATAGTCATTTAGGCTAAACTCCGTACCATGCATTTTATAATTCTCTCTACCGTGGTTAGAGTAAACTAGAACTTCCGGATCATCGATTAAGAAATCACAGCCTTTACAGAAATCCGGATAGTCGCCAGTTTCATGTTGCTTACGAAGGGTGTTGTAAGCTTCGCCATACCAGATTTCTTCCAGTCTCTGATCACTCATGTGACCTAGAACAGCTTCATCATCCCTACCCAATACTTGACAGCACGGGTGCACAGCTCCTCTACTATCGCCGAGACCACCTGCGCGAATAACAACATCAGGGCTAAAAGGACGACCACAAGTCTTAATGGCACCATCACGGCCATAGTCAGGCTTATAAACACCAGACCAATTATGCATCTTCCAAATCTCAGTTTTAACACCAGCTGAATTAACGATCTTAAGATATTCATCTCTTTCGTAATCGACTCGATTATTATCAAGAATGAGGTGATAGGTTGCAACAGTGCACGACGAATTCGTTTTGGTAACATATTCTTGCATCTCATGTAAATTTTTCACAACAGGGTTAAAGAATGGGCTGTTCATCCATTCTCTATAGGTTTCTTCGTTATAACCAACAATACTAAATCGAAAAAAGTCACAACCAGCGTCAACGACTTCTTTCATAAAGTCGCCTTTCATCCTCTGTCCATTCGAGAACATAAAGGCCTTTGCACCATACTTCTTTACAACAGAAACGTATTCAGCAAGGTTACGATTCAGTGTTACTTCCCCAGAACCGTCTAGATTCACCACACGTAATCCAGCCTCAGCACACTGGGCAACATAATCTTCGAATTCATCAAGTGGCATTTTCTTCAGCCAGTTTTTACCACGGGCGCCGTGCGTACCATCTGGAAAAGTTTGCGGACACATTTTGCATGTGTAATTACATCCCCCATTAATCTCGATAACTGCTCTATCAATCTTCACTTATGAATTCCTCTTAATCTTTTCTTCTGTAGATTAGCAAACTCTGTAGCTCTTTCAATTCTTCTTTCAAAGTTATGAAAATAATTTAGGGAGTGTGTATCTGCTTTTCTTACTTTATATATTAAGGCGTCTGGGGTATGGTAATTGGTAATTAAGTCCTTAGTAAGAACTATAGTAGGCTTACACATATTCTTAGCAACATAGTGCCACATCCCTTCATAGCATAGACAAGCTTCGGCAGTTCTGATATGATAAAACACCTCCGAGATAGGAGTTCTATAATCTATTTCTGTTACACTATAACCCTGCATCTCTATAATATCAATCACTTTATTCCACTGATTACGATCAAATGGTCTTTTAAATGGTCTTGGTTCTTGAGCGTTATTTACTTGTGTCCAGATTACTACTTTTTTCTTTATAGGATCAGCATTCATCTTTCGAAAATACCAATCATTATATCTCATCCTAGATCTTTTCTGGATATGGCCGTCTAGTTTAAGCATCCTGCTATATCCAAAAAATCGATTATGATGGAGAGCAAGATTATTTGAATTAAAAACGTGTTGTATATTAACGTCTGTATCTTTCTTAGCATAAAAGCTGTTTATATAATGGAATCGTTCTAAAATAGTTTCCGGATCCTCGAAATGATATAAGAAATCTTCATCGTGGTACCAATGTAAAACGAGATTTATTTCCTTCTGCGCATAAAAAGATCTATAATAAGCTACATTTAAAATGCACATTAGATCACCGATCCCCGGCGTCATTTTAGCTTCTATTACTGAAGAAAAATTTATACGAGGAACAAATGGAAGATACTTTTTAAAATATTCTTCATTAATAGGCATACGTTTCCATATCTAAAAACATTATAATACCAGGTGTGGTATTTTCTTTATGGGTAATCACGTAAAACCAATACTTGGGAAAGAGAGATTTATTAAACAAACCGTATTCTTTTATAGCTTGTCTAACCCCGGGTAGTTCTACGTTATCAAATAATATGTATCTCGGTTTTATTTCGAAAGTTTTTTTAATATCTTTTACTACCGATTCATATGAATGGTTACCATCAATGAAAACAAAATCTGGGGTTTCTACTTCCGTCTTCGGTAAAGTACTAGGAATAAAAGTAAATCTATCCCCGTATCTTTCTTTAATAGGAATATGGGAAATCTCTGAGAATTTTCCCGGGTCAAGACTAGTAACCTTAGCTTCTGGGAAATACTCAAGTAAACAAACCGTGGAGTGTCCAGCGAACATCCCTACCTCTATAATATTCGTAACGTTCTTCGTAAGAGAGCTTACTTCTTCCCACATGGTTCGAACATCCAAAAGGTTAGGATCTAGATATCCCCACCCTTGCCCGTTAAACTTTTCACCTTTCTTTTCTGGTTCTGGTCTTACAAGGAAAGATGTATCAATTTGTTTTAGCATTTTCACCCCAATAATTTTTAGTAGCTGATGTATCGAAAGAAAATCCCCAACGATCTATGTCTCTCTGAAACCACTTTTCTACTCTGTCTCTTTGTTCATTCGTATAGTAAGATTTATAATCTACTTTTTTGGTGGTATTGACCATCTCCAATCGAATACTCTTACCCAAGTATCTATTTAAATCATAATTAAGGAATTCGTACCTTAAAACATCAACTTTTAATCCTAGCCACTTTTCCTGGCATGCCCATTGGTCATATGGATGATTACAGAAGAAATTTAGATCCTCTACATAACTATCCATACGATCTAGGAATTCATCCCAGAATAGGAAGTCTTGGAAATAGCTTGTTCCTATAGAAGACTTCATCCGTTCAGAGAAAGTGTAATTGTATAATGAAACCAGTCTTGACCAGGGATTTCTTACTACTGAGAAAATCTTATTATAGGACTGTATTATATTACTATCCATATAACTATATGGGATGTGCTTAGCGAAGCTATTATACCAAGGGAATTCAACATATTGAGATTTATTAAATTCCTTCAGAATGCTTTTATCCATATGATCCCAAGTTGCTTTCGCCATAGGTAAAGACCGGAGGATGCTAGTTCCTCCGGTCTTAGGTATATGAATAAACAATATATTGTTAGACATTCTCTAGGATGGATCTTGCAAGATCCTGTGACTCTTTATAACCCGAGCGAAAACGATTACCAGTAGCACCATTGTCGATATACCACTGAAGGTTATCTACTACCCCAGTCTTACGCTTATCGTCCATTTTATAGTCTCGAACAATCTCTTCCCACTGAAAGCGAAGATCAAGGAGTTCGAAGACATTTGCTTTAGCCTGCGACATATTCATAAACGTCCTTCCAGTTTCTCATCATAGGGAAAGTATTAGGGATATTCATATTGAAGCCGTGTTCGATTAGAATAGAATCCAATCCAAGATCACGACCAACTACGGCATTCTCTATCTTATCTTCAATCCAGATATCACCAGAGAACCGATAAGGAAGCAGCGCTTCGTCTTTATCAGCACCAGTATCAAGGAAGACAAACTTCTCGAAGACAGTAGAACCGAACAACTTATTCAGGTTCTGAATACGCAGCTGTTGAGCAGTAGGTTCGAGTGAAAGCGAGGTAATTACATGGAACACGACGCCATGTTTGCGGTGAAGCTTATCCACATAGTGGATAGCATCACGGAGGGGTGGAAGGAAACCAATCGCAGAACTCTCGTTGAAGTGTTTCACGAGACGCTGTTTCTCTTCTTTGCTGATACCATATCGATCACCTACATCGTAGTATTCCCATGATCCTGGTTTTTCTACATACCCATGTCTCTGCATCCAGATATTAAAGGCGTATTCCCAGTTCAGTAGAACACCATCACAGTCAGTTAGAATTCTCATAACGATTCCTTTCGTCGGTTACATTGACACTATAACCTATTCACTTTCAAATGTAAATCCCCTATTTAAGAAACAGAGTTATCTTCCTCAACGTCATCTGGCAAAATCCAGTTGATCTTCGTCCCTTTGTAACGGTGTACATCCTTATGTTCTTCTGTCATTCGGATCTTCTTCTTGAAGTCACTTCCAAGAGTCTTTGATTTGTTACGACCGTTCTTCTTGTTACGCGGGTCGAAGCGAGTATACTTAGCCATTTTACCTTTCCATTTTTGTTTTAGTGCAAACAAAGACCAGTCTATGGCCTTTTTCTATTTTCGAAACCCCATGAACGGTTTTTCCATTCCAGACAATAGAGTCACCGGGATCTTTCAGGAATTTAGTAATTAATCGTTCCCGAATATTTTCTTTCTTATTGGGGTTTTTGTAATCAGGTTCTATAGAGTCACCAGCAATTACAATAACACCTCCGACTATATCCTCAGACTGATCGATTAATATAACATTTGTATATTGATCTTTTCCTACACTAGCATCAGCATTCTCAGTATGTAATCCTGAGAATGATCCTTTAGGATAGTATTTCATCCACGATTTATCTAATATATACTCGGGATCTTGTGGGTAAGTTTTTTCATTTAAATAATAAAAAAGCTCTTTATGATTTTCCCAGAAAGATCCTTTCCAAGCACCTATATTATTTTCTTCTATAGTTCCGAGGTATTTTTCGTAGTTTTGCTTACCCCTATTGGGTTGAAAATCTTTTTTATGATCATAGAATTCTTTTTTTAAGACTTCTATTAATCTGTTATTCTCGATCTTATATGTAAATCCTGGTTCCATATTAGCCTTTAATACCAAGCATCTCTTTCGTCATAATGTAATCCCTAACGAAGTCAGAGCGAACAATATCCTTCCAGGTGAATTCAATCACCTCGAATTGGTTCAATTGTACCACAATATTCATGAACTGTAAAATACCTTTTTTGTCATTATCCTTCTGGAAGTCAGACTGATAATAGTCGCCACACATAATAAACTTACATTGGTGACCAACCCGAGTAATCACAGAATCGAGTTCATGAAAGTTTAGATTCTGCATCTCGTCGACAAGGATAATAGCATTGTTAAAGGTAGTACCACGGATAAAAGATGTAGACTCGAAGCGAAGCTTCTTAGCTGCAACAAGCTTATTCCATGCTTCACCATCATTAAAGATTTCCTTCAGGAGACCGATGTATGGAGCTGCATACGCTTGCTTCTTTTCTTCTTCGTCACCAGGTAAGAAACCAATGTCGCGCGTAGGCACGATCGAGCGCACGATCACGAGCTCTTCATATTCCGTCTCTCTATCAAGAACTTGTTCCAGTGCAAGGCGTAGACCAAGATAAGTTTTACCCGTACCAGCTGAACCAGACAACACAAGGTTGTATCCATCTTTCCAGGATTCCTTTGCGTTCATCTGGTTTTGGGTTTTTGGTTCGAAGGGCTGAAGATTTTCTAATTTAATACTATTGGAGGTGTAAGACCTAGACATTAATTGTATTGCCCTTTCCTGAGCCTTTTTTAATTTTATTCTTAAGAAGATCTTTAAATCCGTCTGGAACTTTCATATCAGTATTGCCCATACGTCCACTGATAATCTTCAATGGTACGAGAACCTGCTGAAGATTTGGGTTCTCATCTAATTGTGCTTTTAGTTCATCCCAACTGCAGATTACATCCCATTGCTCTTCGGTCTGTAAGTCTTTCAAAGTGTATATTGGCATATATTTTCCAAGGTTATGTGGTTAACCTACTATATATCCAGGAATTAATCAACGAGAGCTAACATCTCGTTGATCGCTTCCTGAATCCGGAAGGATTTTTTACCTTCCGTGTAGTCCAAACCGAAGTGGTAGCAGAAATAATCTGCACCGTACTGAAGATCAAAGTCGCTGAATTCTTCAGCAGTCATGATCCACTGAAGAGCTTGGATCTCGGTCTTAGCACCAAGCTTGTACATAGTCTCAAGACGTTCAGTAAGCGCCAGCGCTGCACGAGCCTTTTCGGCTTTCTCCTGCTTGATAACCTCTTCGTGCTCGTCACACAGAGCGTTCCAGAGTTCCTGCTTCTGGCGAGGTGTGCGGGAATTCCAATCCGCATACAGATCCGAAGAAGGACGGAAGCCATAGACTTCCTTGTGCAGGTCCGAGAAGAGGCTGTCATCGTAGGTGTAGTACATGATGTATCTCCTTTGTTACACTAGTAATATAAGGCATTTCAAATCAAATGTAAACCCCCTAATTGGAATTTATTTCATCCAAAATCCAATTCTTCCATGTAACTCTGGAGAGCTAACCCATGTATATCCTTGTAGTTCCATATCAGGAACATTCCTGGTAAAGATAGGTATAACCTCATTAGCCCCAGTCGCAAAATCAGGATTTAATCTGAAGTGTACTTCAATAAGTTTATCCCCAATAAACTCACAGTTCATTTGGATATACTTTACACAAGGTTCAAGAAGGAATTTGGGCAATGGATATTGGTCGGAAACCTTCACCCATCTATCCCACTGGGTAAGAGTGTTATCTCCTTTAAATCCTTCCACCGCCAAAAATTGTAATCCCATTAGATAGTCAACAGAGATATGTCTACCTTCAAACCATTCACACCAGAAATAGCCGTGAGGGAGGTGGTCAGTGTTGCCATCCAACCACTTCTTCTCTGCACCAAGGCCTAGACCTTTCATATTGACGCATGGACGAATAATGTACCATCCTGGCTTGGGTACATCAGTCCCCACCGGACCGCATATATAACCTAGCTTACGTGATAGGATAAGCTTATCCATAACCCAGATATCATCTGGGTCAATCATCTTCCATACGTCTTCTTCTGTTCTCATGCTACTTTCTGAAACCACTCGGGAATATCGCGCTTAGTCCAATCCATGGAGAAGCGATCTTGTTTTGTTTGATAGAATGCACGATACGAACCAACCGGATCGCTCGGATTAATGCACTCTGGTGCTGCACCCATAGCTAGCTTAAATGGGGTAAGACCGACGTCTTGAGGAATATTCCTTGGAGGAATTGACAAAGCATATTCTAGATCGACGTGCGACTTATGGCGTTTACCATATCTATAAGTAAACTCTGTAGCAAGCGCCTCGAAGTGTTCGTAATGCCATGCATAGTTAGACAGAGACTCCATAGTCCATACCGTACAAGGATGGCCGACGTGAACTGCCTTATAAAGCAACTGACCACGACTGTCAGGCAATACCCAACCTTTTACAGTAGTCTTACCTGACTTAGAAGGAATCTTTGTAAGCTGCCCATCTAGCACACGATGTGCGGTCGATAGCATCTGAGCTGACTCAAGCACCATCTTAACGATGTGCTTGTCACACTGGAGCTGTGCAGCTTTGATTGGGTTCTTATCCAAGATGAAGATGTTCATGATGTGTATTCTATCCCGTCCTATGAATCACTCTAATATTATACCGGGACGGGATAGAATTGTAAATCCCCTTTATGCTACCTTTACTAATGTTTCTTCTATTTCGGCTATATGATCGTCTAGGTATGCTTTCTTATTCAGTACTTTATGCATCCTATCAGTTCGTCCCTGTTTTCTATATCTATCTGCGTACCATTCTAGTTGTCTGGAATCTTTTTTTAAGCGATCGATAGTTGCTGAAACCATATAGCGTTCTCCTAAAGAAAAAGGTGCATCGTCCGAAGACGTGCACCTTATTGATTATTGTTATGTTTTTTTATCTAACTTCATAATAGGCCTGGAAATGCTTCCTTTACTATTTCAGGAGTTAGATCTTTTACTGGTAGGTGCTTATTAATCATAGCACATACCAATTTTGCATCCTTGGGATGAATGGATTCAACAATACCAAGGAATACCTTTTCGCGTTTAAAGGTCTGCATCTGCATGCCAGGACCACCTTGAACGCAATATTTAAAATCCACATTTTTTCTAAGAAGGGTGGAAGGGGCATTATGTTCTTCACATGGGGTATATGGTACTTCTCCAGCTGGAAGTAACCATTTCACTCTTGGGTCGAGCGCACCTTTAAGAAGATCTTTCAATGCCCATGATTCGTTTTGTCTTAGTACTTTAATTTTTTCTTCGTGTGTACTTGCTTTTTCAAATTTATCAAATACTTCATGAATGTCTAATTGTCTTGCCATATTAAAAGAATTCCTCTACAACTTCAACAAGGAGTCGGCACTGCTTGGAAATAAGATAGGGTAGAACCTTATTACGGGCAGGCACTTTCTGCGTTACGAATTTATTTATGATTTCTTGCTTTACAGAATCAGGACATTCTGACTCTTCTGTAAGAACAATCATCTTTTTGTTACGAATATAGTTCCGATATACTTGTTCGCCAAGTGCTTTTGGATCTTCAAGCAATGCTGCTTTCTTCTTAGCAGACAGTGTATTCTGACGCTTACCTTCCACAAGGAACGTATCATCGTCAGAGAGAACGTTTGGCACACCGTCACCAGAACAGCCACCAAGGATCTGTTCTGCTTGATACAAGCGAGGATTCGGATCCTTGACAAACTTCTTAGTGACTGGGGAGAACTGCTGTACGTTATCATACTTCTGCAGTTGGATAAAGTCATGATCTGACGAAACAATCATAACCTTTTCATAGTTACCGAACTCTTGAGTCCACTTAGTAATCTCTGCAATGGAATCATCTGCCTCGCATCCCCACTGGTGGATAACCTTCCAAGGCATATTCTCTTTAATCTCGGCAAGCACTGCGGAGATATTCTTGAATGCCAGATCCCAGTCGATCTTAGATTCTTCACGGTTCTGCTTACGCTTACCCTTATACTCAGGATAAACCTCTTTGCGCCAATTGCCACCAGCATCGGCAACAATTACCATCTCACCATAGTCTTTAAACTTCTGGCGATACATGCGAATGGAGTTTAAGATAATATGGCGGATTAGGTTTTCGTCATCATATTTGGCTTGACCCATTACAATAGGTGCAATGGCAATACCACTAAAGTCAAGTAGAATCATCAGTTAATCCATTTCTCTACGATGTTGAATGTGTGCTTACATTTGCCGTGCATCTTCATGCCCCAGCAATCGCAAGATAGTCCTTTGTCAGTAAATTCTATGGTGTATGTATCACCTTTGCTACCAGGCTCTTCCCACTTGGTGCCAAGTGCCCAGTGGCCAATGAAGTTGATATCTTCGGGTTTATAGTAACGAGGGGAGTAGGTATTCTTACGCATTGACTGACCCATGATATTTTTTCATGTCTTCCTCGTAGGTCACCAACTGAAGCAGAGTGGAGAGCGTACCAGCTGTGATTTTCTTGCCAGTTTCACGATGACGAGCGATCCAATTGTTGGAGCGGTAGATGTTCCAGCCCAAAGCGTTCAGTTCTTGAGTAGTCATGGTGTATCTCCTTTTTGTTATAGAAGATATAAACCATTTTATAGGGAATGTAAATCCCCTATTTTCTATTTCTTAGAATTTTTTCTGCTTGTCTCTTTGCCCAAGCTGCTTCAAACCCGATGTCGTGGGCACCAGCTTCATGGTTACCCCATAAGCGTTCCATATAAGAATGATAGGTCTTCTCCACGTCTTTCTCAGACCAGGATTCGGGGATAAGCATTCCCTTTACAATCCAGTAGAATCGATTTGCTTCTTTTATCTGGTAATCTGTCATTTCAGACTTTGGACATGGCTTCGATGAACTCTACAGTTGATGATACCATTATAGTAGTTGTCGTCTAGCAGAACGTTTCTAGCGAACTGTTCTTTTGCTTCGAGATATCCCATCTCGCCCTTTGATCGACAGAAGTATAATATTTCGCGATGGAAGTTCTGTTCCCCGTGTTCGACAAGTAGCTGTTTAACAAGATCACTGGATCCGTAATAGCTTCTCCAATCGGACTCGACAACACTTCTGCGCTTTCGGGTTTTACCTTTAAGTGGTGGTAATGTCTTCCTTGACCAGAATATCTTCTTTCCAACATACATTTTGTTGTTGGATTTATCTGTAATAACATAGACAAATCCTACCAATTCTTTTAATTGATCTTCCGTTGGCTCGTAAGCCTCATTTTTATAATACCACATCGACTTATATATTACTCGTATTGTTGCTTTACGACTTATATATGAGTCGAAACAAAGTCATAGGATTCTAAGAAAGAAACACTTAAAAGAATCCTATACGTATCTGCAAAGTTAGCGCCGCCATGCGGATTCTGGGTGTTTATTAATGCAGGTTGTCTAAGATTGTAAAAATCATATTTTTCAGGTTCATAATGATATAACCTTTTACTTTTAGGTAGTCTTGTGCATTCTTCTCTTGCGGTGTAAATAAGACTAGAATTAAAATCTACCTGTATGGGTATATTAAAAGCGCAACCTCTTTTTCCGTCTACGTGTGGTGTACCTAACCCCACCTTTGGAGGATTTCTGAGATATAATATCTCATGATAAGGTATAGGAAATTTTATTAAATCATATAAAGGGTGATTACTATTTAATCTCCAAAGATCATGATAACCGTCATCTGGCTCATATCTAAATTTAGATTCGTCTTTCAGATTTAATTTATCTTCTTCCCATCGATTGATTATTTTTTTATGTAATTCTAGATCAATGGGAATAATTTTATACTGTGTCGTCACTATCTTCTTCTTCATCTACTAACGAAGAGTAAGATTCATATCCGCACATTGGGCAGTGATATGGCTCTTCTCTACTATTAACCACTGTGACCCGTGTTTCCAGGCCACAGTGGTCGCACTCTAACAAGTACTCAGATAATCTCAATTAAGCCTCACAGGACACGCAAGTCATGATATCACGAACAAGCTCTTGTGCTGGGTTTGAGGAACGTTGGTAATAGAATGTCTTCACTCCGAGTCTCCATCCTTCGATAATTAGGGCGTTAATATCTTTTGCCGGAGCATCAGGTGGAATCATCAAGTTTAAGCTCTGGCTCTGATCTATATATGATTGTCGAGCGGCAGCTTGCTGTACAACATTCAGAGGGGAAATCTCAGAGAATGTCTTGAATACGTCTCTTTCCTTCTGAGATAAGAAGTTCAGATGCTGTACTGAACCTTTACGCATCAGGATAGAATCCCAAGTCTCGTCATCGTTTCTTCCGTGGGACTCCAGCACTTCG